CAAATCCAGCCTGTACGCCGCTGCTGCTCCGGTAGCTGAATTTATGTGGGGGTGAAAGCCCCCACGTTAAATCTTTTTTTGAGAGAACAACAATGGCTAAACTACTACGAGAATTTTATGAACTATGCGAAGGTGGCGTTTGTCAAGACCTTCTAACCGAATCTGAAAAGCAGTTTGTTCGTGATGGCGGAATGATGCTAACAGGCAAACTACAAGAAGCCGAGGTTCAGAACGGAAACGGACGTGTATATCCTCGCCCTGTATTGGAAAGAGAAGTTAAGCGATACGCAAAGGTTGTTGAGGACCGCCGCGCTCTTGGCGAGTTGGATCACCCAGATTCTTCTATTATTAATCTAGCCAACGTGTCCCACATGATTACGGAGGTTTGGATGGATGGTCCAGCCGTAATGGGTAAATGTAAAGTTCTCAATACTCCATCAGGACAGATTCTACGTGCCCTTGTAGATTCGGGAGTAAAGATCGGAATCTCTTCCCGTGGTATGGGATCTGTAAGCGAGAGAATGGGCAAGACCATTGTAGAAGATGACTTTCAGTTGATTTGTTTTGACATTGTTTCAGAGCCTTCAACACCAAATGCTTTTATGGCTTTGTCCGAGGGGAAACTTGTAAATGAGCAGATTGAAAAAAATAATAAGATTATTAATCTTATGAATGAGATTATTGGTGACTAATGAAAAAATCAGAGTTTAAGAAATTAATCAAGCCTATTGTTCAAGAGTGTATCAAAGAATCACTTCTTGAAGACGGTTTGATTTCCGGAATCATTGCCGAGGTTGTTAAGGGAATGTCTTCACAAACTATTGTCGAGACAAAAGCACCACAACCAAAAGTAGATCCTGTTACGGAAAGAATGAAAGCAAACGCTTTCAACAAAGAACAATCCGGCAAACTAAAAGAACATAAGAAAAAGCTTATGGCTGCTATTGGCGGTTCAGCTTACAACGGCGTTGATTTGTTTGAAGGAACAACCCCGGCACCAGCACAAGCGTCCCCAACTGCACAAGCTTCTCCAATGTCCGGACAAAGCCCAAGCGATCCAGGCGTAGATATCTCTAGTCTTTTTGGGGCAGTAGGTAGAAACTGGAACGCTCATATGAACGAAATGAAAGAAAGAGAGTAATAAAATGGCTGTTAACCTTAAGGTAGTCAAAAGACGCGGTGAGTCAGATGAGAAACTAATTCGTCGTTTTAATCGTAAATGCAAAAAACAAAAGATTGTTCAAGAGTACAGAGAGAAGACTGATCATTACATCAAGCCTTCGATTACAAAGCGCCTAAAAAGACAACAGGCTATTCGCGAGCAAAAGAAAGTGATGAAAAAAGAACAAGAGAAATTGTTTAGGTAATCTTGTTTTAATTTACTATTTAATAACGGAGAAACATAAATGTCGACTTATAACTATAAACCCGGACTAGGCAATGCTGCTTCTTATCAGGTATCTGGTATACCTTATGTAACAGGTGGAATTGATTTAACTGCCGGCGCCGTTTCTCTAGATTTTCCATCTGTAACAAGTTGGATTGTTGTTAGCGTGGGTGATAGCAGCAGTTGTAATGTTGGCTTTTCTTTACTTGGTGTTCAAAATGAGAATTATTTAAAGATTCCAGGCACTACTGTAAGTCCAAAAATGGAGATTAAAGCAACTCAGCTCCATTTGTCAGGAACTTCAGCCGATGTTTCGGTAATGGCTGGCTTAACGTATATCTCTAAAGCAGATATTAACAATGCTGCGGTTTCACCATCTGGTTCCAACTGGTCTGGATCTCTTAACGCACTAGTGGGGTAACAACCCATGTCAGATCCAAAGAACAAATGGACACAACCTGCTGCACCCCCGGCGCCAATGTTCTTTGGCGAGAACGAGAGAAATCTTGTTAAGCAAGTTAATGATGAACTTGCCGAAAGAGTTCTCGGACAGACTATTGCTTATTATCCGATAAGTATTGAAGAATCAAACTTCAATGACACATATGGTGAGGCTGTTGAGAAGGTCTCTCTTCCGCCAGTTCGCGTATTCGCATATGTCGAAGTTGATAATGAACAAACAAATGAAAAGTATGGTTACGAATACCAAAGCAAACTAAAAGTTAACTTTCATCGTCGTCGTTTAATAGAAGATCAAAATCTGTATGTTCGTGTTGGTGATTTCGTACAGTACGGAGATACGTTTTATGAAATAGTAAAACTATTCAACGATACCAGATACTACTTTGGACAAGTAGAACATAAGTTTCAAGTAAGCGCAGAGTGTGTCCGTGCTAGAGACGGCGCGTTCAGAGTAATGCCAGGAATCGATCGTCCCACGATCGAAGCAGAAGAAACGGATGTATCTCAGCCTGCACCAAGAACGGCGCCTTACCCGCCATCAACAGCAACATATATTACTGTTAATCCTGAATCAAGACTTCCAAATGAAAGAGTTTTAACAGCCGGTACTGGTATCTCTATTACTGATGGAGGGCCAAATAACGCCATTACGATTTCAGCCACTAATGGCCCAGATACTTCTTATCCTTCGCGCGGCCCTACGGGATCTATTCAGTTCTTAACGGGCGGTGGCACATTCTCTGGTAGTTCGAACTTGGTGTTTCTAACTGGATCCGGACGATTAGGTATTGGTACAGATGCCCCTACACACTCCTTAACGATTATCGGGGATATGTCAGCATCTTCGGATGTTTTTTTGGGTGGTGATTTAACAGTTAAAGGAACTCTTTTTGGTGGCTCGCCATTAAAAGTGGCCGGATCCATTAACATTGTTGATCCAACTAACGGCAGAGTATTATCTGTTTTGGGATCATCTAGTCTTGGTTCGGACACAATGATGGCCATCAGATCATATACAACTGAACTGACGGCTAGTTTAGTTTGTATAACAAGCGCTTCATTAGGAGTTGGCGCTACAACAGCAAGTTATCTTGCTTTGGACGCTTATAACAATGTTATTTTAACATCTTCTATCGGCGGCGGAAACATGCAGATTGGCGTAGCAGAAGATGGAACTTATACAGATGGGTTGTTCACGGATTTTGTTCCAACAACCACAATCGGTACCGCTATCGATAGATTCAATGAAGTTCTCAGGATCTTGGCACCAGAGCCGGCTCCGAATTTAAGATCCTTAAACTCTCTTATAAGTGATGGGATTACAGCAAAACTTTCTTTTGGTTCTTCATATCCGGTTTCTGGTTATGCCTTTTCTGATACGACCGCTGGTTTTGATGCAGTAGGCAGATCAGGAAGTTACAGCGCAGCAGTATCTGGCTCTAACATTCGTCTCGGTATTTACGAAGAAGGGCAAGATGTTAGCGGAACACTGAACGACAACGTTGCCGAAAAAAGAACTAACGGATATCTAACATACGCTACTGGCGCATTTGGGTCTGCCGATATAGGAACGCTTCAGCTTATCGTTAATGGAAGTATCATCCATAGTGCTTCTATGGCCACACTTGTCGGATCAGGTCTTCCAAACACTGGCTCGGTATCTTCTTTAACATCTGGTTCCGGCTTTATCGATGTCTCAATCGCAACAGGTTCTATCGATGGAAATGGTGGATATTGGGATATTTTCAAATACAGAACAGGAAAATACCTTATCTCAACGGGAAGTATGGTACCGGGCTGGAACTATGCGCGCGTTGTTCACGATTTAGGAGGCACCCAATACACAACAAACTACATAGAGTGGGTTAGAGATCCATCAGGTTCTGTTGATGATTTAGCAATCGCAAATCCAAGAATAGAAGATATTACTCTTATTGGATCTAAGTTCTTATCTGGCGTAGAGTACAACACTAACGCAACAGCTAACTACAAGTTTGATATTCAAAACTTATACAGAAATGTTTATGCTGCGTCAGGAACTCCAATTTCATTTACAGTTTCTAACTCTTCTACACCTACGGCTCAATCAGTTCCAGATATTGCTGTCGGGGAAGACAACACAAAGACTCTAGGCGTTACAGGAAGTCTTAACGTAAATGCAAGTGTTAACAATTTATTTAACGCATCAGTAACTGCTAATACTACAGTATCACACCCACTTAAGGCAACCATTACAAATGTTGGCTCTGCTACAACAGGTGATGGATTCCTTATTGATAATAGAACACTAGCTAGTTCTAACTTAGTAGAAAACTTCCACGATGAAAGTTTCCGTAAAACATCCGGTTCCTACACATCTCAAGCAACTGTTGTGGCAGCCGATTCGATTTGGAACTCTGAAAACCACATGACTGGTGGTGGCGCTTCGGGACATGAAAATGGACTTCTATTCTTCAACCAAAGGCTGTACAGCCCAATCGATTCCGATGTTCCAGCCCTAGGAGCATTTAGCTCTATATCTAACGTAGAACCAAATCAACCGGACTACTCTGGTGTTTCTGGAACAAGAACGTTCTACCGAGTCGTAACAAACTCTAGCGGTGTAACCAAGAGAGACATGAGAATCACATCCACAAAGGTTGGAACAACTTATAATAACTCTTCTTTGTCCACAGCTAATCTAAATGTATTTGCAAAGATCCCTGGTTCAACAGGGTGGATGGATATATCACAAGACTTTACATACGGTTCAACTAATGATGGCGATGGTGCTTTAATCGCCGGCGCTTCAAATGATGTAGATTCCGGCGATAACGTTCATCATATTACCTTCGGAACTCAAAGTGTTGGAGCTAACGAATATGTAATGCTTCGTTTTGATGCAGACGTATCTTGGGCAGGATATCTATCACAACTTCAGTTCCAACTTGGAGCAACAACAAATACAACTGTTGAGGCGCCGATTATTGATGATATCGATGCTAATGAGACCGGCGTAAATGATGCGAAGCTTTCCTTTGGCTCATCAAACGATATACCAAGCTACTCTGATGCTACGGGATCTTCGATCGGGCTTGTTGATTATGACTCCAATGATCGCTATACGGTTAATGGAGATAAGAGAGGCGTTTTTGGGTCCAAAGCAGTTTTTGGTGGTGAACTAAACGAAGATGTCCCGTCAAATGGTACAAACTACCCTGCGAACGCTTTCAAGGATGCTTTTACGGGCTCCTTGATTTTGGAAGTAAATGGTACAGAAGTTCACAATATAGATTTGGGCTCAACATTAAATGCTATTACGGCTGATTACAATGGGAACAGTTCTGGATTTACTGTATCTGCCGTAGGGTTCAGCACAACAACTGATAGTATTCCAAACTATATTCAACCATACAGAACGGGCACTTATCAGGTTGGTCCTAACGATCAACTATTAGGTTGGAACTATGCTCGCGTTCTTCACAGAATAGGCGGGACCGATACTACAACAAACTATGTTGAGTGGGTTGTTGATACGGATCCAAACGCTTTGTCCTCTTCTGCATTGGGATTATCTAACTTTAATCATAATGATGTTTATTACCAATCTGGTGTTCGTTACTTTGCTTCCAGACCATCTGGCTCTTACACATATGTAGCATCTAATGTGTACAGAAATGTTTATCAATACGGAAACGCAGTTTCGTTCCCAACTACCGATAACTGCAGTATTTCTAATATACGCATTGCCGGCATTGGTGTTGTAACGGGAGATACAGCTGCTTCAACTGTTGTGTTGCCTGATCTGAATAATACAGCAGATTGTGAAACACAAGATATTCAAGTTACAGGAACTGTATTATTTGATTCTCTTACGTCCATCTCGGGTGGATTTGGATTATTTACTGCCTATGATGTGGGCGTTACCTCTAGAGTTATTCACCCACTTAAGAGCACATTAAACACCAACGAGCTTAATAAGACAGATTTCATGGTTTACTCCGGAGCGCTCGGTAGTACAAATATAAATACAGAAGAGTATTTCAACACAGAAACATACCGCATTGCTTCCGGCAACTATGTTGAGCAGTCAGATATTACAGATTCTGCAAATGCCTGGAACTCACAATACTCTGTTAATGATACAGTAACATATGCCGATCATAGTGACGGCATGGTAACGGTAAACGGTTACTTGATCTCACCAAAGAAGATCGGAAATGCCGGCGATACCAGAAACGTAGCTGATGGTGGATCACTACAGGCCCCTGCAGGAAGTCCAAACTATTCAAGTTTAACAAACGCTACAAGAACGTTCTATCGTTATTATGAGAATAACACTGTAAACGATAGAGCAAGTATCACACTTACACTTCATGGTTCTGGCTCTCTAGTTAAGAAAGCAACATCCTTGGGTACAAATGGAAACTTTTATTTAGAAGCGAAGATCCCAGGTAAAACTGCTTGGCTAGATGTCGGAACTGCGTTCGCTACAAATGATCCGTTAACAAATGGTGCTGGAGCACTAGATGGATCTCAGCCGGGAAACCCAGCAATCCGCATTTCTAGCGGTGGAACATCAGTTGTGTGCAACCTTAATGGTCAAACTTTGAACGGCACGATCAGTGGCGAAGAGATGATAGTTCTAAAAGTTTCGACAAATGAGGATTGGGAAGGATATTTATCTAGAATAAGTATTTCTTATAGTTAGGATTAAAATATGGCAGTCCCAGGTACAGGATCGACAAACCAGACACTAACGTTCATTGCTGCAAAGAAACTTTCCGGCAAAGCGACTACTTCTAACTTAAAAGAAATTTATAATGAGACAATTCCTTCCGCTGTCCAGCTAAAGACAAATACAATCTTTGGTGAAGTAATCCCGCAAACTGTAAGTCCTTCACTTTACACTATTGTTAGCGGCACTGTTGAATATGTTGAGTTTTATGTTAGACCTATTGCCGGCACCACTTACGATGCTAACGAAGGAGATTTTGGCGACGTAGGTTTCGGCGGCGGCGATGAGGCGCAGTCTGCCGGCGCACACGGATATCAACTTTATTTAACAAGCAGTTATGAGTCTTTATCGTCCAATCCCAAAGCTGGAACAGGATATTTTACTAATAATCAATTGGTAAATGCCTCTAACGGTGCATTGCAACTCGTAAACCCTTCATTCGGACCACAGACTGGTAATAACTATGGGCTACAGATTTATACTGGGAATCCAAATGATGGTGGATTTTTGATTCCTACCACAAGTCCGATTGAGTGGACACCAGATTATTTTAATGGCACCGTATTCGTTCAGGATTATATTTCAAGTGCTGTACCGAGATACGCACGCGGATGGATTTATATAGGCAAATATGCTGACGAGGTTATTTCGTTAAGCACAGGTTCGGCAGCTGCCGGCGGTGGGACGAATCAAGTCCAGCTAAATAATGGTGGCCTTTTAGGGGGGTCTCCAAATTTTACATTTAACTCAGATGTATTAAATGTTAATGGTGGTATTGTTCATAATAGAGTTCCTGTTTCATCAAGTTATACCGCATCAGCAAACAACTATATTATTGCGGTGACGGATGCTCCAACTTCTATTTCTCTTAATGCTTCTTCTTTCACTGATGGGCAGGTTGTCGTTATTAAAGATGAGTCCGGAAATGTTAGTTCCGCAAATCCAATTACTTTAAATCCTTCAGGTTCTCAAACGATTGACGGGGCCCCGGCCATATATATTGAATCGCCTTATGGTTCGGTGCTTTTATACACCGATGGATCCGATTGGTTCATCTACTAAAATAATTTAAAATATTTTTGATTATGCTTCGTCGAAGGGGTATATATTCCAAGAGACTGATGTGGGTATATTTTTAGATTCTCTCTCCTCCGTAGTGTTACCCTAAATTTTTGTTTTGTAGTCTCAGTCATTTTACAGGAGGAAATTAAAAAATGGCTTATAAATTCCAAAGAGGTGAAGCAATCCTCTCAGGTGCCCTTCTTCAAGAGGGTGACGTAGAAATCGAATCCGGTTTCTCTCTTATCATTGGTTCCGCTTCTATGAGCGAAGCCGATCTCGAAAAGCTTGACGGCATTACAGACGGTACAGCTGCTGCTTCTAAGGCTCTCGTTCTCGACAGCAACAAGGACGCATCCGGTGTTCGTAACTTCAGCATCGACGGTGTTCTTTCTGGTTCCGGCAACGTTTGGATTGGCGGCAACGTTCAGTTGGACGGTGTTGTTGATGCAGCACTCGACGTTGCAGCAGACAGCGTATACTTCCTTGATGGCGATGGTCTCGTGAAGAGCGAGTCTTTTGCTGATCTTATGGCTTCTGCAGTAGCAGGCGACAATGGTCTCGGCGCTTCTGCCGGTGTTTTGTCCATCAACCTTCACGGCGACGGTGGTATTGAGCAGACTAGTGATGCTCTCAAGATTAAGGCTGGTGGCGTTACAAACGACATGCTCTCTGGCTCTATTGCTTCCAGCAAAATTGCTGAGTTGAACGCATTCGATACAGACGATCTCGGTGAAGGTTCTTCAAACCTTTACTACACAGAGGCTCGTTGGGATTCTAAGATGGCAGCTGCTGATACAGACGATCTTGCAGAAGGTGCTTCTAACCTTTACTTCACAGACGCAAGAGCACGCGGTGCTGTTTCTGTAACAGACGCTGGTGGTGACGGCTCCTTGTCCTACGACTCTTCAACAGGTGTTATCACTTTCACAGGTCCATCTGCTGCTGAGGTTCGTGCTCACTTGTCTGTTGCCGATTCCACAAGCATCGACATGTCCCTCACAGACGGCGAGTTCTCCGCTGTGGCTAAGGTAGATGATCTCTCCATTGAGATTGATGCAGCAGAAGGTCTTCGAGTAAAGGCACTTGGTATCGAAAACTCCATGCTTTCCGGTGCCATCTCTTCTGATAAGCTTGCCGAGTTGAACTCATTCGACACAGGTGATCTTGCAGAAGGCTCCAACCTTTACTACACAGAGGCTCGTTGGGATACAAAGATGGCCGCTGCTGACACAGGTGATCTTGCAGAAGGTTCTAACCTTTACTTCACAGACGCACGCGCTCGCGGCGCTGTTTCTGTAACAGACGCTGGTGGTGATGGTTCTTTGGCTTACGACTCTTCAACAGGCGTAATCACATACACAGGCCCATCCGCAGCTGAGGTTCGCGCACACTTGTCCGTTGCTGATTCTAACAGCATCGACATGGCGTTTGCTGCTGGTCAGTTCTCTGCTGACGTTCTTGTTGACGATCACTCCATCGAGATTGATGCAACAGACGGTCTCCGCGTAAAGGCAGCCGGTATCACAAACGACATGCTTTCTGGTTCTATCGCTTCCAGCAAGCTTGCAGAGCTTAACGCTTTCGATACTGGTGATCTTGCAGAAGGCTCCAACCTCTACTTCACAGACGCACGCGCGCGCGAAGCGCTCTCTATCGTAGATGCTGGTGGTGACGGTTCCTTCGCTTACGATGATAGCACAGGTGTATTCACATACACAGGTCCATCCGCAGCTGAGGTTCGCGCTCACTTCTCCGTTCTTGATACAAACAGCATTGATATGTCCGTCACAGACGGTCAGTTCTCCGCTGCTCTTCTCCTCTCCGGCTCCAGCCTTGAGGTAACTGCTGATGGTCTTCGCCTTGCAGCTGCTGCTGCTGGTCCAGGTCTTGCTTGGGCTGACGGTGTTCTCTCCGTTCAGGGTAGCTCTGTTACTTCTGTTGCTAACGGCGATCCACTCGTAGAAGGTTACAACTACTTCGGAGATAACGTTCCAAATACAACAGACTGGAGCGTGACACTTCCAGCGAGCCCAACTGTTGGTGATATTGTTCACGTTAAGGCGCGAGATATTGGTACTCACAGCTCGATTGAAATCCAAAGAGCTGGTTCTCACTTGATCGATGGCGAAACATCCATCTTCCTTGAAAGCCCATTCGCTGCTGTATCCTTGGTATACGTTGCTTCCAACGATTGGAGAATCGTCTAGTCTAAGACTAGCTGGTTAATCCTGCTAATATTTTGGGGGCCCTCCGTAAGGGGGGCTCCCTTTTTAGTTTTGGGGAACTATTTAAGAAAGCAGGAGATTTATTAATATGTCAGGATGGGTATACGGACCGGGTGGAGGCTCAACATCACCGGGAGGTTCTAACGGAGACATACAATTCAATAGCAGTGGATCCTTTAGTGGCTCCGCTTTATTAACAACAGACGGCGCCGGATCCTTATCGGCATCCGCAAACATATCAGCATCTGCCTTTTATGGTGATGGATCAAACCTAACAAACGTTACAGCATCAGCGGTTGAAGTTGCTGATGGTCCTCAATATTCTTTACAGTTCAGATATGACTCTCCTGTATCTGGTGATTTAAGTGGATCAGCTAACTTTGTTGTTAGTTCTGATATGTCCAAGCTGTTTTTAACAGGAACGCTTATTGCCAGTTCATCCACAGGTAATCCAGCACAGTTTGAAGGACTAGTGCTTGTTACAAGCCCAGAAGGCGAATTGGTTGTTCGCGATACAACAAACAATAAGCAGATTAGAGCGACTGCGAATCTGTCCCCAACGCTAGAATTTGGTAATAGCGTTAGCGATACTTCGGAATACTTCTATATTCAAGGAGGTGCGACAAGCAAGATAATTGTTAAATCAAATCTAAATGCTTTCATTATTTCTGATACTACAGCGGGTACAGAGGGAATTACCTATAAGCCAACTCAAGCAAGAGTCGGTATTAATACCCCCACACCTTCACACGCCTTCACAGTTAACGGCGATACATATGTAACCGGCGCAATCTCGGCTTCTATCGGTGTATCAAGTTCGCAAGTTGAAGTTGGAAGCGCATTTGTTGGCGATGTATCAGCAAACGGAGTTGTGGTTGGATTTACTGACGGACAACTTATAAGTCACGGCAACTTTACATTTGCTTCTGATGTATTGTCTGTCCCAACAATCACAGCATCTGTGGGCATCGATGTAACATCCTCAGCCAATGGCTCTATTAATATTGGTGATGGAATAAAATACACAGGCCCGTTCACTGGAATTGATTATCTTGATGTTTTTCGGGGTGACTTCAGACTTAGACAAACTACCTACTATAAGGCTCTTTCGCCCGAACAAACAACCAACTTTCAGTTTAGAAATTACCAAACTTTCATTGTTAATTGCACTGGTTCTGTTATTACAGGTTCATTACCGGATATCTCCACAGCTGACGATATCGGTATGACCTTTACAGTTAAAGATTTATATGGCTCGGGATCGACAAACAACATTCACATTACAAGTTCAGCCAGCCCGGGACAGTTGATCGATGGAGGCAACGCTTTAAAGATACAAACAGACTACGGCGCCGTAACTTTAACAGCACTCTCATCTTCGCGAGATGGGTACGGCTGGGGAATTGTTTCAACAACATAAAAAGGATTTAAAATGGCTTTAGTATTAGAAAATGGCGTATGGAAGTTACAAGCAGACGCAGCTGGTGGCTCCTCGTGGGAATGGGGATTACAGGTTGACGCAACCACCCTAGCTTCGCACGATTTCCTCGGAGACCCGAGTCCTGCGTCCTACACATCATCAATCGGCGGCATCGACCATGTGCTTGAAATACCTGCGTCTTGCACCGCAGCTAATATCGTAAATGGCACTGGATTTGTCCTAACACCAATCGGAACCACTTTACCGTCCAATGGATACACCGCCGCCCCCCGGCTCTCTATCGCTATCGCTGACGTATTCACCGACTATGACCCCGATCGAGATCAAATCGCGTTCGAGTGGGTTGCAACGAACACAACCTCTACAACCTGGGCAGGGTCTTATGGTTGGATAGAGGAGGCGGCTGACTCCGCGATTACCGATATGAGCGGCTTTGGACACGGAGCTGGTGTAGCTTATGGTCTGGATGAGGGTGTAGGGACGACTACCATCGTAGACGCGGCGCGGGAGTATACATCGATGCTTCACGGTCCTGGCAACTCACAGATGCGTGCCTTTAAACAGACGACATACACTTCCTGGCAGGATCCCCTCTCATATGCTGCCGACTCGGAGTTTGCGATCAACCCAGAATCTACCAGATACCTCGCGATTCCCACGAACAACTACCCGGTAGGCTCTCGGCTTTGCTTGGCGTCAACTAGCTATACAGTCGGAAATGTCTCTACATTCTCGCACTGGCGCGTTGGTAGGCTTAAGCGGTCATAACCAACAATAATAGGCACGTAGCCAACAGAACTACATAACTTCTATCTTAAATAAAAACAGTTTCAGTCATTTGAAAAAATAAAACACTATTTATTTCTGACGAGTTATAAGATTTGGAGTTTTTTATATGTCTTCGTTACTAGAAGAGGCGATTGTAGACGCCCGAGCCCTTAAAGAAGCAGCATTGAAGAATGCTGAGAACATTGTATTAGAGAAGTATTCGGGAGAAGTTAGGAAAGCTTTAGATACTTTGCTAGAACAAGAAGAGCCCGCAGCCGAAGACGACACTTTAACTGAGTTCGCAGACGAGGTTCCTTACGCATTCCAGAACGAAGAGTTAGATGCTCCAGAAGACGATGAGATCGTTGAGATTGATTTTGATGCTCTTAAGGCTCGTCTAGAAGAAGAAGACGAAGTTGTTGAGGAAGAAGACCTTAACGACGCTCTAGAGATGGCTGATGATATGGCTGGTGGTGAAGAGGCTCCAGAGCTTGAAGCTTCCGCAGAAGAAGATGCTGCCGAGTTAGGCGCAGAGCCAGTTGAGCCACTAGACGAAGAAATCGATCTATCCGAAGATTTTATTAAGGGACTAGTAGAAGAGCTAGTTGTTGATATGATTCCACGCCCACAAGGTTGGTCATCTGTTAACTCCGCTAACAATAGCGTAGAGCAAGCAAACAATGACGCAATGGCAGCTGCCCAGGCTGCTCACCTTGAGGAGCAAGATGAGGATGAGCTAGAAGAGGAGACGGCACCTGATGTTGTATCTGATGCTGCTCTTTACGAGTCCCAAATCTCAGAGCTTACAGAATCTAACAGAGAGCTTCGTGCTCTCATTGTAGAAGCCAAGGATCAACTTACAAAGTTGAATCTTGATAACGCCAAGCTTGTTTATCAAAACAAGGCTTTGAATAGCGTCTCCTTGAATGAGCGACAAAAGAACCAAATTGTCGAAGCTGTTCAATCTGCCAATTCTGTTGAAGAAGCAAGTATGATTTTTGAAACAATTCAAAACGCAGTGGGGTCCACTCCTGATCAGAGAACACGACCACAAACACTACGTGAAGCGGTTCAAAGACCTACGTCGCTTTTGATCAATTCTAAGAGAAACAACGAGGCAACTAAAGACCCAACTATGGGTCGTATGCTGCGTTTAGCAGGTTTGAATAAATAAACAATAACATTCAGGAGGTATATAAAAATGTCTATTGTACAAAGATTGACAGAGGGTATCGTCAATCGTGATCTCTCAGCCGAGGGTGCTGCACTCATCAACAAGTGGGAGCAGACAGGTCTTCTTGAGGGCATTTCCGACGATAACCAGAAGAACGGTATGGCCCGTTTGCTTGAGAATCAGGCAAAGGAGCTTCTCCGTGAGTCTTCCAGCATGTCTGCTGGAGACGTTGAGGGCTTTGCAGCTGTTGCATTCCCACTAGTACGCCGAGTATTCGGTTCCTTGATCGCTAACGATCTCGTAAGCGTTCAGCCAATGAGCCTTCCATCAGGTCTCATTTTCTTCCTAGACTTCACAGTTTCTACAGATATTGCTGGCGGTTCCGCCAACGCTGATAACCCACGTCTAGGTTACCCAACAGGTACATCACTCTACGGTGGTGGCGTTGTTGGTTCCCAGTTGACAGGTGGTGTAGACCTCGACGGCGTTAACGCTGAGCGTGGTCCATATGCACTCAACAACGGCTACGCTTCCCCAACAGGTTCCATCACTGCTACACCTGTACTCGTAGCATCTGGTAGCGTTGATACTGGTGGTTTATTCGATGCCGACGCTGGCTTCACAGATGGTTACGGTGGTCAAGAGATGCTTCAGTTCGATCCAGATCTCGTTTCTGGTTCCGGTGTAGCTATTGCTACAATTCCTGTTGCTTCTGCTTCAGCCGGTCAGTTCAACTTTGATGACTACGTTGCAATCCTCGCAACAGGTCTTCAGGATGGACTACAGGTTCGCCGCTTGACTCGTAAGGACGAGCAGGACGCTGCCAACATTCTTATTACAGCTGTTGGTACAGGTTCTGCTGCTGCAGTTGCTGGTCTTCTTGGTGCCGTTACAGCCTTCACAGCTCCAATCACTGATAACTTCGACCCAGGCGCTGCTCTCGGTTCTGTTGTAGGTGATGCTACATGGGGTCTTGAGGGTTCTGAGTCTATCCCAGAGATCGACATTCAGGTCGATTCCGTAGCAGTCACAGCTGTAACCAAGAAGCTCAAGGCCAAGTGGACACCAGAGTTGGGTCAAGACCTCAACGCTTACCACAACCTTGACGCCGAGGTTGAGCTTACACAGATCCTCTCTGAGCAGATTGCTCTTGAGATCGATCGCGAGATCCTTGAGGATCTTGTACGTGACTCTTCCGCTGGTGTTCGTTACTGGTCCCGTCACCCAGGTGAGTTCCTTGATCGCGAGACAGGTGCTGCATCCACAGTGACACAGGACTTCACAGGTAACGTATCCGAGTGGTACGAGACACTCGTTGAGACAATCAACGACGTATCCGCTCAGATCCACCGCAAGACTCTTCGTGGTGCTGCCAACTTCGTCGTCTGCGGACCAGAAGTTGCCAACATCCTTGAGTTCACAGCTGGCTTCCGTGCAAACGTTACAGCCGATGCTGACCGTGGTGATATCGGTGCTGTTAAGGTTGGTTCCCTCTCCAAGAAGTTTGATGTTATGGTTGACCCATACTTCCCACGTCAGTTGATCCTCGTTGGTCGACGTGGCTCCAGCTTCCTTGAGAGCGGTTACGTGTACGCACCTTACGTACCACTACAGACCACACCAACAATCTTCGGTGTAGAGGACTTCGTACCTCGCAAGGGTGTCATGACCCGTTACGCCAAGAAGATGGTCCGTCCAGACATGTACGGCTTGGTTGTCTGCAAGGGTCTCGTAGGCTAGCACTACCTGACTTAAGGTCAAAATAATGAAAGCCCTGCCTCTTTTGAGGCGGGGCTTTCTATTTATTAATAGAGCAAAAAGAGGATTCTTAAATGGCAATTCCAAATCTAAACCCGGCATCAACTTCAAATGCCAATATTCTTCCAGTTACAGGAACTGCTGGCAATGTTACGGCAACACTACCATTTGGTATTTATGCGGGATCAAATGCTTTCCTATCAGGCGCTGCTGATCAAGTTGCTTACACATACAAGAAGTTGGGTGGCGATGTTTTAGATATTGAGTTAGCAGAAGGAAATGTTTATGCTGCTTATGAAGAAGCAGTTTTGGAATACTCTTATTTGGTTAACCTATTCCAAACAAAGAACTCTCTTTCTTCTTACCTTGGCGCCACAACTGGCTCTTTCGATCAAGATGGACAAATCACATCGGGATCTTTATCTGGCTCTAATATTGCTTTACGTTATCCAAGATTTGATTATGGTTATGTTCGCAGAATCTCTGAAGGTCTCGCAACTGAAGCTGGCTTCGGTGGAACAACGCCAATATATTCAGCATCAGTAGATAGAGTAACCAATCAGCAAGATTACGATTTACAAACAATCATCTCTGGTACTTCCGCAACTGATGCTTCATCTTCGTTTTACCAACAGGTCGGGGATAAAAGAGTAACTATTAGAAAAGTATTCTTCAAGACTCCACGAGCAATGTGGAGATTCTATGGTTACTACGGTGGCTTCTCTGTTGTTGGTAACTTAAGAACTTACGGACAGTACGCTGACGATTCTACATTTGAGATTGTCCCAACTTGGCAAAACAAACTTCAAGCAATGGCTTACGAAGATGCGCTTTGGACAAGAGTCTCACACTACTCTTATGAGATTCACGACAATAAGCTAAGGATTTTCCCAACCCCAGACAGCACTTCTCCGGAAAAGTTCTGGGTTCAGTTTACAATCAATAACCAATATGAGCCTTGGGACAATCAGCCAGGAATAAACAATGGAGCAGAAGGTGTCAATAACATGAATACCCTTCCATTCGAGAATATTCCATATGAAAACATTAATGCTATAGGTAAGCAATGGATTCGTAGATTTGCTTTGGCGCTAACAAAAGAAATCTTAGGACAAGTAAGAGGCAAATTCTCCACTGTTCCAATCCCCGGAGAATCAGTAACACTAAATGCAGCAGAACTTCTTTCGCAAGCCAGAACTGAAATGGATCAGTTGAGAGATGAACTTAAGGTTATCCTTGACGATACAACATACGACAAGTTGGCTGCTGTTGATTCTTCAATGCAAGACTCTGGTAGAAAGGTTCTTGAGAACATTCCAGCTGGCATTTACGTAGGGTAAATAAATGTCACGTAGCAAAAGAACCGAAAGACAAATAAAGGATAAGAGATCGCAACGTTTTGATTATGTTGGCGACAAAGAAGTTGCTGCCAAACTTCAAGAGATAGAGTTTATGCCTTCGTCTTTAGAGACGATTGATAGAGCAATGCTTCGTTTTATTGATGAAGAACTTAACCTTTTTACTACAACAAACGATGGATTCAAGAAAGTCCCAGTTCTGTGGGTTACAGCAGAACGCGCTTTTCAAATCAAAAACAACAAAGATCTGCGAGATAAAGAAGAAACTTTAATCCTTCCTTTGATTACGGTTAACAGATCTAACGTAACTAAAGAACAAAACTATCGCGGCACTGTGTTCGCGAACTTATATCCTGTTGATGATGAGAAGGGTGGCACTATTACTGTTGCGAGACAAATAAATCAAAAGAAGACAGCAGAGTTTCAAAATGCGCAGGCAAATAGAAAATACGGTGCTGATAAAGATGTTTCCAGCAAAATGCTAAACACAAACAAAAGAAACATGTCAACCGCAAAGACAGTGTATGAAACAATAAC